AACAACGTGGCTGATGAGTGGCGCATGACTGATGACGCACTGTGGACGTCTGGAGTTGTCAATAAAGCCTCAACCCTGCCTTACCACCGTGACGGTTTCAACTTTGCCACTTGGTCAGCAATGCCAGTGATCCGCAGAAAGATGAAGGGCGGATACCTGACGTTACCTGAATACAATTTCACCTGTTCATGTCGTGACGGCTGGGTGACATTTTTTGCAGGATACAAGTATGTGCATGGCGTGACACCAATGACGCCTAGCGCACCAGACTCATACCGCTATTCAATTGTTTACTATGCGTTGCGTGGCATGAAGGATTGCTTTACGTTTGCAGTAGAGACAGCCAAAGCACGTGAGAGCAGAACCAAGCGTGAGGACAACATGGCAAAGGCGCTGAAAGGCGAGATACCTATGCCTCAGATTGGTAGCAAAAATAAGTGAGCCTTTGGGCTGATTACGCTCAATTTCACGAAGCGCAGACTCAATCGCGTGACATGGATCCTGCGTACCCAGTATTGAAATGGTTTGCTGACTCTCTTGACCGCGAAAGCGGATTGTGGCTGACGTTTTTGTTTGTTGGTTATTACCACATGGGCTCAGCGCTCAAAGCGTTCAGCCTGTATCCAACGCTGACTGTTCCAGATGAAGCAACCTTGAAATTACCTATTGCTCAACCGCGCAGATCTCACAGAGCAACATTGAAGTTTGCGCAACACCTTGACTCACTGTGCGCCAAAGCAGAGCAACACGGTGGCTTGGGGGCTTGGTTGGATAGTGCAACTACGTCTGAGGATCCGCTGACAAATTGGAAAACACTTAACGATGAATTGACGACGGTGTTTGGCAACGGGCGCTGGGCAGCATACAAAACAGCAGAGATCTTGATGAAGTCTCACGGGTTCAACCTTGCAGCACCCGACATGGGCAACGCCAATTCAAGTGGACCACGCAAGGGACTGGGCTTGTTCTTTCCTGGACTACCGCAAGGCAACTCACCCGCTGAGATTGCATACCTAGATGAACTGAGCCTGAAGGTGGTTGAAAACCTCACAGGCAAAACCTCACAAGTGAGCATTGAAACGGCTGAAACCTCACTGTGCGATTTCTACGCGCTGAACAAAGGGCGCTACTACGTCGGTATTGACATTGATGAAATGCAGGAACAGTTATTGCGTGTCCCGTCGGATCTAACTGCCATGGCGTTCAAGGCGCGATACGAGACACTGCCACACGCATACTTAGGTGAGTTGAACGGCTGGGAAGGCATAGACAAAAAGCGCAAAAGCGTTTACCGCGACACAAGAGAGATTGCACTGAGATGAAACTAATTGTTATTGGCGCTGGCATTGCAGGATCCTCAGCAACGCGTATTGCACGTGACAAAGGCTGGGACGTGACTTTGATTGACCACGCACCAGAGCAGTCTGCGTCCAGATCTGCCCTTGCCACGATACGCCCAACATGGTTCGACAAATCTGAGCGTGATGACCTTGAAAGATCTTGGGAGTGGTACAGCGCTTGGGGTGCAGCAGGATCCAGAGAAGCGTATGTATCAAATTGGCGCAACCGAGAAGTTAAAAAACAAAAGGATTGGTGGCTGGTAGATCCTCTATTGCCGCTGGTTGAGCCTGACGTAAAAGAGCGTGTTGTTGGTTTATACACGCAACACGTTACTACTGACTCAGGACAGTTGATTGAGGGCGACGCCATTTTGAATTGCACAGGCGCATACGGGGCAGATCTATCACGTGACGTGACTTTCTTTGCGGGTGTCACTTGGATCTCCCAAAACGCTAATTTGGACTATTCACCTTATCGTGTTCATCATTTACGACCATACAAATCACTCTCAGTTGCTCAGGTAAACGGCGTGACACGCTTGGGATCTTCAATTGCTGCAACCGCTGACAAGGCAATAGATGACGCAAAAGAGATGCTGATGACAGCGATTGCGTTAGGCATAGTCAAGTCAGGTGATTGGGAGATGTCATTAGGCTGGAGAGCAAAGGGCAAAGGCGGCATACCGATTTACCCAGAGTTAGGTCAGCGCAACGCTTATTTCTCAGGATTAGCCAGAAGCGGATACGGGCTATCACCTGCTATCGCTGAGAAGTGGATTGAGAGTTTGCCTTAATTACAAAACACAGTTAGATTACGGCTACTGGCAGGCAACCGCCTGTTGAGTGCTGGACAACACCCTTATTCAATCTGAGTAGGGGTTTTGTTCGATGTTGCAATTCAGATGCAGACGTGGCTTCACGCAATTTATCTGTTGCGGCAGAGCAATTTGAAATTCAACGACGCGTAGTGTTTTTTAACGGTATTACCGACAAGTATTTATTAGAGATTACAGGCTTGTGTTCAGTTGAAACCAGTGACGCAGCATTAGGCGGATCGCTGGAAGTAACCTGCAAAACTGGACCAACTACATTCAAAAAGCATTTTTTGGGGCTGAGCGACAACGTATCGTATTTTGTTGAGCAGATTGAAAGCGTCAACGCAAGTGTTTACAACTACCGCGTAATTTTCAAGCCTGACGTAATTGTTCCAAACATTGATTTGAAGACTCAGATTGGCAAATAATGAAGATTATTTACCTCATAGGCGCGCCAGGATCAGGCAAAACAACTTTGACAGAAGCATTTACACACGATTGGAGAGACAGCGCTAACCATGAAGATCCAATCAAATTCAGAACCCACCATACCCCGTATGGCGACGCACTCTCACTTGGCTGGCTCAGACCAACGTTTGGCGGAACAGACACGCTTGGCAATACGGCGATACTTGCGATTAAAAAGCAGAACAAACCTGCGTCTCTATTTGATTGCGATTTTAACGAGATTGATGAGTTTGCAGATTACGTAAAGACTCAGACAACCCTTAAAATTATGCGCACGATTGAAAACAAAATAATTGACCACGTGTTAGATAACTCTTGCTGGCAGTTGTGCGATTACACAGACACATTACAAGAAATAGTAAATTTACTATCAACGGAAGTTGAAGCAAAACACGTATGAGAAAAACACCGCCACCAGAGCAGATAGACAAAGAGATCAGAGTGCTTGAATTGAAGCGCTCAGGGGCTACTTGGGACGCTATCGCTGAGGTAGTTGGATACGCAAACGGTTCAGGCGCGTTTAAGGCATACCAAAGGGCAATGGTGCGCACACAACAGCAACCCGCTGATGAACTGCGCAACATGGAGATTGACCGCCTAGACCGATTGCAGAGAGCGCATTGGTTTGACGCAATAGGTACGAAAGACATGTTGCCCAACATCAAGGCAGGCGAGTTTGTTTTGAAGTGCATACAAGAGCGCAGTAAGTTGTTAGGACTTTACGCGCCAACAAAGATCCAAGCAGAGGTGGTTACGTATGACGCAAGCGGAATTGAAGCCGACATTGAGCGAATTGCCCATAACCTCAGAGGAATGGATCAGGGCGTCACGCTGGCGCTGGAAGCAGGAACAGGCGAGACAGGAACAACTACCGCCTGAGGGTGACTGGGCTATTTGGTTGTACATGGCTGGGCGCGGTGCAGGTAAGACACGCACTGCAGCAGAGTGGCTTGCTTGGGAAGCAATCAGCCAACCCAACACGCGCTGGGCGATAGTTGGACCAACGTACGGTGACGCAAGAGATACCTGCGCTGAAGGCGAGTCAGGCGTACTCAATGTCCTGAGACGTTACAAGGTGTTGAAGGATTGGAACAGATCGCTTGGCGAGATCCTTTTGCACAACGGATCGCAGATAAAACTATTCTCAGCAGACAAGCCTGATCGTTTCCGTGGACCACAGCATCACGGCGCGTGGTGTGATGAGTTAGCGGCATACCGTTATTCAGACGCGTGGGATCAGTTGCAGTTTGGTATGCGTCTGGGAGATAAACCGCGCATTGTCGTCACAACAACACCGAGACCAACCGCGCTCATCAGAGCATTAGCAGGGCGCAATGACGGATCTGTGGCAATCACTCGCGGATCTACTTTTGACAATGCTGCCAACCTTGCACCTTCAGCGCTGCTTGAACTAGAAGCCAGATACGCAGGCACCAGATTAGGGCGTCAGGAACTGTTTGGCGAGATTTTGGACGACGTTGAGGGCGCATTGTGGACTAGGGGACTTATTGAGCGAAATAGGCTTCAGAAGGCTCCAGCGCTGGCAAGAATAGTCGTGTCCGTGGATCCCGCAGTCACTAATACAAAAGATAGCGATGAGACGGGAATTGTTGTGTTGGGATCTGACGCGCAAGGACATGGATACGTGTTGGGTGATTACTCTTTCAAGGGTTCTCCATTAGATTGGGCAAGCAAAGCAGTTTCAGTTTTTGACGAGTGGAAAGCAGACTCAATCCTGGTTGAAGTCAATCAGGGCGGTGACATGGTGAGCGCGGTGTTGAAGCAGATCCGATTAGGGCTACCAATCCGAGAAGTGCGAGCGCACGTGGGTAAGAGATTACGCGCTGAGCCAGTTGCAGCAATGTATGAGCAGGGACGTATCCACCACATTGGAGAGTTCGCCAAATTAGAGGATCAAATGACCGTGTGGACGCCAGAGGATCCAGACTCACCAGATCGCATTGACGCAATGGTGCAGGGGTTTGCAGATCTCTTAGGCACGCAAAACGTGATGAATTACTTTAACGCCATTGCTAACTTTTGCCCTCAGTGCAACCTGCCCAACCCTAAGTCGTCACCTATGTGTTTGAAGTGTGGAAGCGCTATCATTACACCAGCCTGAAGTACAAGGGGCATAAACAAGGGAGATACACGTGGGTCGCATAACAGACCGTATCGCAGAGCAGATTGCAGCAGCAATTGAAAAGCGCGCATTACCAGCAGGCGCAGTAACAATGACCGAACAAGACATGCGCAATGGATCTATTGGGCAGTCATACGGCAACAACGTGCCACTGGGGCGTGAACAGTTTAAGCCTGTTGCGTTTGGTCCAGGTGTACCGATTACTCCAGGTGCGATCAACCCACTGCGCGATGACGGGCGACCAGACCCACGACGCTACGAATACCAAGTAGCACAGAACATCAACATCACTGAAACAAAACTTATCCCGTTCAAGACTTTACGAGCAGCAGCAGATCAGATTGACATTTTGCGACGTTGCGTTGAAGTCAGCAAAAACAAACTTGTTGGCTTGGAGTGGGACATTGTCCTTGGCGCAGACGCGTCAGAAAAGATTGCAGCAGAGTTTGGTGGAGATCACGTACGCGCAATGGCTACTGCACGCGCACAGTTCACTGATGAGATTGATCGCTTAAAAACATTTTGGGAAAACCCAGACCGCAGCAACGGATTGACCTTTGCAGATTGGTTGATGATTGCGGCTGAAGAGATCCTTGTTATTGACGCACTGGCTATTTGGCCTCAGATGAGTGTGGGTGGAGATCTTTACGGGTTTCAGATCCTAGACGGCACAACAATCAAGCCAATGTTGGACGACAGAGGTATGCGACCACAAGCACCTGACGTTGCTTACCAACAGATCCTTTACGGTTTCCCACGCGCTGAGTTCACTGCAAACGACGATGACCCAAATGCTGACGGTGAGTTCACTGCTGACGATTTGGCGTACATGGTTCGCAACCGTCGCACAACAAGCGTTTACGGATACTCACCAGTTGAGCGCGCACTACCTTTGGCTGACATTTACTTGCGTCGTCAGCAATGGATCCGCGCTGAATACACTGACGGCGTAATTCCAGATTTGATGTTCACCACGACAGCAGACTGGGGTAATAACCCTGACTTGCTACGTGCTTACGAGAGTATTCTCAACGATGATCTTGCGGGACAGACAGAACAGCGCAAGCGCGCACGACTATTGCCAACAGGCTTAGTGCCAGTAACCAATGACGGCTACGGCGAGAAGTTCAAAGACACGCTTGACGATTACCTTGTGACCTCAATTTGTGGACACTTTGGAGTTCAACCAAGTGAAATTGGATTTGCGCCAAAGGGCGGTTTGGGCGGTGCAGGTTTTTCAGAGGGACAAGCACAAAACGCAGAAGCCATTGGTATTCAGCCACTAGCAAACTGGATCAGCAAAATGCTGACCAACCTTTCATACACCTACTTGGGTATGCCGCGTGAACTTGAATTCAAACTCATGACAAGCAAGCGCTTGGACGATGAAGCCAGCGCGCGCAAGGCTCAAATTGAAGTCACCTCAGGCGGTAAGACAATCAATGAGCGCAGATCTGAAATGGGATTGCCTTTACTAGACACTCCACAAGCAGACATGCCTATCTTGATTAGCGGTGCAGGTATGTTCTTGTTCAGCCCTGACGGATTGATCAACGCTGCTCAACTCACAACAGCCCCAGCGCTGGAAGGATCTGAAGCCACAGCAATTCAAGAGCCAGTTGCAGTTGAAGAGCCTGAAGTTGAAGAGACACCAGTGACGGTTGAGACTGTTAAAGAGGTTCAAGC